TGCGCTCATCACCCTTTGGAGGACCATGAGCATTCCAAAATCAATCACCATCCTTGGACACAAGACCACTGTGAAGCAGGTCAAAGCCTTGCCTGGTGATGCTGAGGTGGACACGCTTGGTGTTGCCGACCTGACTGATGACATTATTTATCTGCACAAAGCTATGTCAGAGAACGCAAAGCAAAAGATTCTGTTGCATGAAATCTTTCACCACGCCATGTGGCGCAACGGTGTTGATCAAACATTAAATGGATCACAACTCGAATGCCTGTGTCAGATGTTCACTTACCTTCACTTAGAACTCAAAAGGCAAAAGCTATGAATGGGAGAGTGATTTTCTTTCCATTGGTTTACATTCCACCAATTGAGGTGGTTGAGGAACTTAGGGCCATGCAAGAGCGTTTGAAGTTTCACCACGCTGAGTTCAACAATTCAATCGCAAGGTTCAGTCAGCATGAACAGATGATCAGAAAACAATCAGTGGCGCTTGGTTTTAGATCGCGCTGGCAAGTCATCCAAGGTGGAAAGGTTGAACAGCAATGCGCTGGTGGGTGATCTTTTTGCTTTTTTGTTTACACGCCAAAGCTGATGTTCTCAGCGATCTTTTTAATTCAGTTCCAAATTGTGACAAAACAGACTCAGAGGAAAGTTTCAATCAAGAGTATTTTGAATCAAATGCTGAATCCGAACACCTGTCTTGGGAACTTGGAACACCAGACAACATTCCACAAACTGAGGTCATCTTGTTGACACCTGATGTTGATGAGGGTTTCATGTATTAAAAAGGCGAATGCCTTTCAAACTTAGGTTGAGAACTCAATCAAGGGGAATGAATGAAAAAAGAAAAAGCCAAAGTTGGACGTCCGTCCAAATATCTCGACACGTTTCCTGATGATCTTGTGAAGCATTACAAGTCTTTCCCTCTTTGGGAGGAACACGTCCTTCAAAAGGCAACCGCCTCTGGTGACGTTGTGAAGGTTCTTGAAAAAATTCCTGGTAGAATGCCAACCGTTGAATCATGGTGCACAAAGCAAGACATCACCACGGACACATATTGGGAATGGGTTCACCGCCATCCAGAATTTTCCGGTGCGCATTATAAGTGCAAGGCGATCCAAAAGGAATTTTTGTTGTTTCATGCGCTGCCAGGACGCTTCAACGCGAACTTTGCAAAGTTTGTGGCAACCAATTTGACTGACCTGCAAGAAAAGGTTGTTCACCAGGTTGATCCGAACGCCAACACATTCAAACTGTCTTACAACCTAGATGAGTGACGTTCGCACCTCAACGCCAAGCCTGACTGATTTTGATCCAAGGAAAGTTCCTTTCCAATTGGAGGTCATCAAGCACGTCAGGAAAGCGCACCACTACAATCAAGGACCATGTGAACTGTTGTTGAGTGGGAGCGTTGGATCAGCCAAGACAATTCTTGGCGCTCACCTTGTTTGCACCCACGTCTTGCAAAACTCAGGCGCTCAAGTTGTGGTTCTGAGAAGAACATTGAAAGACCTCAAGGCAACATTTTGGCGCGTGTTGCTCACACACTTTCCAGAATTGAATAAGTGGTGGAACAAGTCTGAGATGAAAATCAGCTTACCAAATGGATCAATCATCTATGGCTTATCGTATGATGATGGACGCTTTGATAAGTTCAGATCATACGAACTCTCAATGGGACTAATTGAGGAGGGAACTGAGTGTGATGATCCTGATTTGTATGATGAACTTTTCCAGCGCATTGGACGCTTGCCACACATCAGGGAAAATATCATGGCGGTAATCACCAACCCTGGATCACCGTCACACTGGTTGCATGAGCGCTTCATGGATAAGCCAACACCAAACAGAAAAGTGTTCTACTCAATCACCGAACAGAATCCATTTTTGCCTGAATGGTATATTGAAAACTTGAAACAATCACTTGATCCAAAGCGCGCTCAAAGAATGCTGTACGGAAAATGGATTGAGATTCTGTCTGATGTCATTTATTACAACTTTAATTCTGAGATCAATTTCAAAAAAGAATCATTCAAGTGGAACAAGACTCTCCCACTGGACCTGATGTTTGACTTCAACATTGGTCTCGGGAAACCTCTCTCAGCCGGTGTTGGTCAAGTGGTCAATGGCCATTTCAATCTTGCCAGGACGTTCATCATTGAGGGTGCAAGGACCGCAGACATCTGTGAGGAAATTTTGGAGAGTGGAATTGTGGATCAGTTCTCAACCGTTCGCCTGTATGGTGACGCATCAGGAACCCACAAGGACACCAGGAACACCAGATCAGATTGGGACATCATCAGAAAAGCATTTCAGAATTATAAGACCAAGGACAACAGATCGCTCAATGTTGAATATCATGTCCCACTATCAAACCCACCGATCAGAGCAAGACACAATTTGATGAACACTTTGTTCAAGAACTCAATCGGTCAAGTAAGGTTCACCATCTGGAAAGATGCTCAACCAGCGGAAAAAGGTTTTAGACTCACAGCGTTCAAGCGCGGTGGATTCATGATTGAGGATGATTCCCTGGCTGAACAACACATCACAACCGCAATTGGCTATTGGTGTTTCAGGGTTGAAAACGTGAAACCATTGCCAGCGGTGAACTTTGGGTAATACAATTCTTAAAACGAGGGGAATCTAAAATGATTTTTGAAAACTATGATCTGACGCCTGAGTTCATCAGGAATCTTGTTCTTGAGATTGAATCAGGACCAAACATTGAACGCAAAAGGCGCTCATGGATTTCAAACCAGATTCGTGACGGCAAGCTGTATGACTATGTTCAAAACAGACTTAAGATCATGTATCCAAAAAACTGGACCATGTATTCAATCAGTGAATACTCAATTTCAAAAAAGATCATTGATAAGAAATCCAAAGCCTATAAACGCCCACCAGTTCGCAGGGTGAACAGTGATCCAAACGCAACAAACGCTTACTCTGACATTCTCAAAAAATACCGCTTCAACCAGGCAATGAAAACTTTTGACGCGGTTTACAATGAGCACAAATATGCATTGCTTGCATGTTTGATGGACACCGATGAACTCGGCAACCCATTCCACAAATTCTTTTCCATGGCGCCATGGGAATATGATTCTGTTTTTGATAAGGATGGGAACCTTAAGGTTGTTGTTCTTTCAAACCCACCTCAAACGGTTAAGCAATCAGGAACAGGGGATTCAATCAACGCAATCATTGCTGAGTCTGGTGATGCTGACGAGGGAATCAACCGCCGCGTGTATGTGCTTTGGACAGATAAGCAACACATGGAATTGATCGTCACTGGTAAGCGTGGGGACATCAACGCAACAAAGATTGAGCAAAGGTTGCTTGGTCCTGGTGGAAATGGCGCGAACCCTTATGGCATTCTCCCATTCGCCTATGGACCAATGACGATGGACGTGAACTATCCACTCCCATCACCATTGCCAAGTCAGACCGTTGAACTCAATGCGCTCATGTCAGTTTACTTGACCAGCGCCAACCAACAGGTGGGCGTGTTCGTTTTGAAATACCCATCAGACCAGCCAATCAACATGGTGTCTGGTTCAATGTATACCGCCGTTCAATTGCCACAATCTAAGAATCCAGAGGACGCAAGAACTGAAGCTGATTTCATTTCACCAAGTCCAGACCTTGGAGGTCACAAAGATGCTGTCATGACATACGCATCAGCGATCTTGGATGAACATGGACTCACATCATCTGTTGTCACGGGCAACAACCAAACATTCACAAGCGCTCTTGATCGCATCATTGCGAACTCTGACGTTCAGGACATCATTGAGGACAACCAAGAGTTGTATTCAGAGATTGAAAAGATGGCTTACAAAATCATCGGCGCTCAACTCAGATCAATTGGTTCAAACGTGGAACTCCCACCAGATGAACTTGTTGTGACTTATCCAAAACCAAAAGTTCTTGTTTCTGATTCAGAGATTTTGGACAACATGCAAAAGATGAAATCACTTGGCATTTTTCAAGATTGGGAACTGTTGCAAGTGTTTGATCCAAACCTTGATGAGGATGAGGCAAAAGCCAAGATCATGGACATTCAGAATGACAAGGTTGAGATGGTCAACAGCTTCAATGACCAAACAAACAACGCACCTGAAAATGATGTCCCAAGTGAAGATGATTCAATGGATGACTCAATGGCAAGTGAGCAGGTGAATTGATGGCAATGTCTGAGAGTGAAGTTTCATTTGAAATGGAATTCCCTGAACTGGATGGATTGCCGCCAGTTTTGAAAAAAGACATTCTCAATGAGATCGGTGACTACTTAAAGGTGTCCATCCTAGACTATGTTGGACAATCAGAATCACCTGTTGAGGGTGGTGAGTTCCAAGTCAAACTCTCAGAGGAGTACGCCAAGAGAGAGGGAAAGGATGAGGCGAACTTGGACCAAACAGGATCAATGCTTGATTCATTGGTTTACAAGGTTGTGGGCAACAGTGTGAAGATTGGAATTTTTGCCAAAAAACAAACTCCCAAGGCCTACAATCACAACGTGGGTGACACATTGCCTCAACGTCAATTCATTCCAGAGAGTGACCAGGTTTTTAAAAAAGACATCATGCGTGGGATTGATGAGGTCATTGCTGATCTCTTGGGAGGCTAATGGCCGCAAACTTTTCAAAACTTGGAAAGAACATTGGGAAACAAATCAGTGACTCAGTTCGCAAGCGTTACATCAAGACCATGTGGAAAGAACTCACCAAAGGCGTGACTCTGGTTTCAATCATCTTGGACCTTATCAAAAAGGGAATCTCACCCACGGCCGCTGGACGCTTTTTGAAATACTCACAAGGATATATCAACAGGATCAAGGGAATTGCTCAATTCAAAACAAGAGATGGCGAGGACGTAAAGTTTAAAGCGCCAGGGACTAAGGGACTTGGTGTTGGAAAGAAACAATCACCAGTGAGCATGAGACTCACAGGAAAAATGCTTGATTCACTGACATTCAATTCATCAACAGGAAAACTTGGCTTTGGTGACAAAAAAGCAAAGTGGCACAATGAGGGTGATGGAAACTTACCAGTGAGACGCCTCTTGCCAACCAACCCTGGTGAGAGGTTCAATAGACGTGCAGAGCAAAGAATTCGAGATGGCTTGAGTGAGGCGGTCAGGAAAGAGGCTAAGAATCCGGCCAATTTTCTGTCCATCAAGATCAAGTTGAAATGAAATGGTTTACAATCCGCAATTGAGCGGTGAAAATTTGGAGGGATACTATGTCCGAGTCAACAGAGAACTCTGTGACAGCCGACAACGCGAACGCGAACGGCCAGACAACTGTGAACGCTAATGCTGATGATCTTAAGGCGCAGTTTGCAAGATTGGAACAAACCAATCAACGCTTACTTAAAGAGTCTCAAGAACACAAAGCAAAGGCACAAAAAGTTTTAGAGGAAAGAGAACAGTTTGAGCAAGAGCGCCTTAAAAAAGAGGGTGATCTTGAAGGTTATGCCAAGCGTATTGCTGAGGAAAACAACAAACTGAAATCTGAACTCACTGGCATTCGTTCCAAGGTTTTGAAAGCAAACATCAAAACTAAGGTTTCAAAGTTCGCTGGCGAGGTTCACGATCTTGACGATCTCTTAAATCAATCACAGTTCAAGGACATATTGCAGCGAGGCATCAACCAAGATGATCTTGATGTTGATGAGGCGGCGGCGCAAGAATACGTTCAGGCTGTTTTAAAGAACAAACCTTGGTTGCGCAAGCCGGTTGGTGGAATGGGTGTGAATACAACCAAACCAGGAATGAACTCAGC